GAATACCGGTTTGGCTCCGACTCAGAACGGATACAGATTGCTGAGCGGAATGAGGACCACACCGAAGCTGATCCATGGACTGATGAAGTCGTCAAATACCTGGGGCGGCGAGCTGAAGTCGTCACTGTTCCGAAGCTGCTTGATCACTTAGGCCTGTCTAGGGAAAGACAGAACAATCAAACCTCGCAGCGTGTGCGCCAGATCGCTGAGAAGCTTGGTTGGAGGTATGGAAGGCGTCGGGTTGAGGGCATCAGGTTTCAGGGGCTTTTCCCACCCACCTCAACGGATGTCCAGACCGACCAGACCGGAGGCCACAGCACGTCCACATCGGCAGATCTGAATCAGGACACGGGATCTGCCCCCGTGTCCGTACCGTCCATACCAAATATAGATAATAAATATATTTATATAAATAGGGAGGTAGTACACAGGGATATAAAGATCGAAAGGTTTGAGGACAGCGGGGTGGACAGCAACTCGCTTTGCCCAGATCCCCCGCACCCAAGCCATTCTCAGGGAATTAGCGGTGTGGCCAGAAGGGTGGACAGCAGTGGACAGCCGAAGACCTCTTTCAGATCAACTACAGGCCACGATCCCAAGAACCCGCTTGCAGGCTTCGGGCGAGCTGGAAAGTCATGAGATACATCCTGTTCTCTTTACAGCCCTTAACACGAGCATTGTTTGCAGCAAATATGCAGAATATGCATTTTCGTCTTTTTGGGGCTAAGGTCTGACCGTTGAGAATGAATAGCACCAGGCATTGCCACCAAGCACCCTTGACTCAACCAAATTAAGCTCTATCTTTTATAGGTCACTCTAAAGCCTTGACAGACACCACCCTTAAAAATTCAATTCTTGCGAATGAGCCGGGGGCCTTCCAAGTGGAAGTTCAGTGCTCTGATTCTGAGCTGGATTTCTTAGGGCTGCATTCCCAAGAAGGAGCAGAGGGTGTGTTGCTGACTCTGGCCTCTGGTGGTGGCGATATTTCCTTGCAACTAAGTCCTAGTGACATCCCCAGACTCAAAGATGCCCTGGATCTATGTCACCGCTGGTCAACAGCTGAGCAGGCAGCTGAGCGAACTCCAGTTGATGGGCAGGCTCCTCAGCCTTGACATTGAAACCACGGGACTTGATCCCTGGAAAGACAAGCTCTTATTGATACAGCTTGGCACCAAAGATCGAACATTAGTAATCGACTGCCGGAAGCTTGGATCAGAGTTAAATCTGTTGGCACCAATACTGGCTTCGGAAGACTATGGGAAGTTGGGGCACAACCTGGCATTTGACTGTGCATTTCTGGAGGTCAAAGGTTTGCCGGTTCGAGGGCCGCTAATCGATACATTTTTGGCATCCAAGGTTGAAACCGCTGGTGAACCAGAGGCAATCAAAGGCAAAAGACGTTGGGGGAAAGGTAATGGTTTGGCCGCATGCTGTGAACGCTGGTTGAACGAGACAATCGAACAGAAAGAAGATCTTCAGAAAGCATTTATCGGTCTCAGTGATGACACTGAAATCAGCCAAGAATTGTTGGAGTACGGGGCAAACGATGCTGCGATCCCTCACAAACTCCATGATGTGATCGGTGACCGCCTGGTGGAGCAAGACTTGTTCCATGTTTGGCAGCTGGAATGTCGCGCACTGCCTGCCCTGATTCAGATGCGGGTGAATGGCATGAAGTTGGATATCCCCTACTACGAAGGTCTATTAGAAGAAGAGTCTCAGTTTCGAGAAAATAAAAAGCTTGAGGTAATCCAATACATGGCCAAGGCGGGTGTATTGGAGCAGTACAAATGTCCTTTGACCAAATGCCTGCTGATTCACCCTCAGAAATCAGGGAAAGGAAAGTCGGCAACGTTGGGATTCAATTTGGCATCACCAACGCAATTGGGACCGGCGCTAGTTGCTTTGGGTGTCCCCCTGGAAAAGAAGGTTTCCGATAAAACAGGCAAAACCAGCTATAGCTGCGACAAAAATGTCTTGGCGTTTCATCTGGCCGACTATGAGATTTTGCAGCTCTATACGGAATACAAAAAGGCAGCCACCAGAACACAGATGGTAGAGAAGTTGATTGGGATCGCACAAGACTCAGCAGACGGGAGGATTCATGCTGAATACAATCAGATCGTTAGATCAGGCAGGATGTCATCAAAAAATCCAAATTGCCAACAAATTCCGAAAGAACCTAGATACAGAAAAGGGTTCATCGCCGACACTGGAAAAGTATTTATCAGAGCTGATTATTCTCAACTTGAAATTCGCTTGGTGGCTGAGGCCTCGAAGGACAAGTACTTAATCCAGATTTATCAGGAAGGTCGAGATGTTCACACCGGCTCAGCAATGCTGATGACAGGAAAAACAGAAGAACAAATATTGAAAGTTGAACGCACGGCTGCGAAGGCAGTCAATTTCGCCGCTTTGTATGGCTGCGGAGCACGGACACTCCGTCAAACCGCTATCTCGATGTTCGGGATTTCATGGACATTGCAAGAAGCTCAAGAAAAACTGACCCAGTGGAAGGATGCTTACCCAGACGTGATTGCATGGCAGCGCGAACAAGGCCGAAAGACTGAGGAGCTTGAGGTTCGTACAATTTTTGGGCGTCGCCGCAAGCTTCAAAAACCCAGGAGAAAGAACGAAGAAGATGGGATACCAAAAGATGAATCGAACTACACAAAGCGTTTAAATTCACCAATTCAAGGCCTAGGCGCAGACGTGCTCAAAGCAGCTCTGGCATTGCTATGGGAGCAGTACGTTTGTGACGACCCAGACATCAAAATCGTCGCATGCGTCCATGATGAGATCATCCTTGAGACAACTCCCGACCGTGCGGAATATGCCAAGGAGCTTCTTCAAGAATGCATGGAAGATGCGGCACCATTAGTTGGAATCCACAGAGTCCCAATCGTTGCTGAACCCTCTTTTGGGCTTAATTGGTCTGAGACTTAAATGAATAACAGCGAGCCGCTGACAGACGAAGAAATCCTGTGTGCATCAGATGATTTTTTTCCAATTGCCGATGTTTTGGCACTTATGGAAGCACGACGCACACATCAGACCCACGAACAAGCAGACGCCCGGAAATTGACCCAGAAAAAGACTTGAACATATCCTGATTCAGACTAGGATGGAGCCACTCTCGTTTGCTCAGGCATGCCCTCGATTCATCAGACCACACGCGCACAACGACAAAGACTTGTCGAGCCCAGCAGTAATCCTGAGGGAAACATTGCAGCAGCAAAACACAGAGCCAGGGCCGCTCTGAACTCAAGGAATCCAAAGCTGACGGCATTGGAGAAGGGCTTCTACGATCTTTATCAGTCGGAGCGCAGAGTTGCCTAAACATCAACACAGCTCCTTAATCCTGAGCGGCGCAACTGCGATACAACTCAAACAGTGATTTGTCTCTGTTGTGCGCGATGAACAGCTACGTCGTCTTAACCAGCTTGCCAGTGAAATGCCCATGGGGCTATTACTCAGGCTTGTTAAGGTCGCTGAAGAATTCATTGCTTGGTATCACAGTAAAAAAGAACTCCGCCGCAAAAATCGCGGCAGACAACCAAGAGGCTATGGAAGATTTTGATTGACCGCAGAATTCGAGAACTATGCCTGAATAAGGGGATGATCACCCCCTATTCCAAAGCTGCAGTTCAGCCCTGTTCTTATGATGTTCACCTGGGGAAAACTATTCAGATTGAACGGCAAAACGGTTTCCACAGGGTGGATTTATCTCCATACAGCATCGAGAAACCCTTCCTGCTGCAGCCTGGAATATTCTTTTTAGGTGAAACAGTAGAAACTGTTCGTCTGCCTGACAACGTAGAAGCTCACTTGCATCTCGTCAGCTCAAGAGCCCGCCAAGGGTTGCAGCATCTACTCTCAGGCCTTGTGGATTGTGGCTGGGATGGTGTACTTACCTTGGAGCTAAAAAATGTTCTTCGCTATGGAGTGATTCCTATTTTTCCCAATCTCAGAGTCGCTCAGCTCACATTCTTTGAATATCCTGACAATGCAGAACGACCCTACAGAGGCCGCTATTTTGGAGATAAAGGTGTGAGCGGAACAAAAGATGGGTCGGACCTATTACAACTTTGATGAATACAAAATTTATGAGGTTGGTTACCCAGTGGGTGACGATGCCGCCTATTTTGTCTTTATTGATGGTCAGCGGCATTACTTCAAGACGCTTACTCAGGCGCAGTATTACTTGGCTCGGGTTCAGGCACCTTAGATAATTTAATAGAACCGTCAGGAAGGTGATTCCACGCCAGTACTGTTCCGGCATTCCAGCACATAGTTTTCAAAAGCTCTTCAGGAAAGGTAACTACACCTTCAGAGTCCACGGGAAGAGTCCAAGTTTTCTTTGTCATTTATGCCAAAAATTAGCAACGAATCTGTTGAAGATCTTACTCTTCAACTCAAGAATTATCTTAAGCTATCAAGACGGCCTGATTTAAACCCAGAGGCGCGAGCACCCTTAATTTTGCAGATAGAGTATTTGCAAGAATTAATTAATAAAAAGCACTGGCTCTAAACACATTGTTAAGCCTGTCTTTTCTGGGTTGCGTCCTGGCCTGGTCACCATATTCTTAAGATCCCAGACAGTCAACGATGAATCGAAAAAACCCATTCGGCGCAGCAGCTCCCTCAGCACTCCCCGTTTTTTATCGGACCTATAGCCGCCTGACCCCAGAGGGTCGCGAAAATTTCGAGCAGGTCACTGATCGGACGATGCGGGGCATTGCCGAATTGGGTCAGTTCACACCCGAAGAAGCCGCTCTGGTTCGGGAAATGCAGGAGAAGCTCCAGGTGTTGCCCTCAGGCCGCTGGCTTTGGACAGGCGGGACGGAATGGCTGAACAAACCAGAAAACTTCTCCGGCTCGTACAACTGTACTAGTACTCGGGTGACTGATTTTCGCAGCCTGGCCTTGATGATGGACCTGGCGATGATGGGTAGCGGTACAGGTGCCGTGATTGAGGAGCGGTATATCTCGAAGCTGCCCAAGATTCGGAATCGAATCACTCTCAAAGATGTTGGCGATGTCGGAGGCACGGCACCAGAAAACCGACGTGATCACACCTATGTCGAATCAAGGGGCAATACCGTCACAATCGATTGCGGTGACAGTCGTGCGGGATGGGTCGAAGCCTATGAGGCTTTCCTTGATGTTGCGGTGGACACTCAGTTTGATCACACCCGTCCTGTTTGTGTTTACGTCGATCTGTCAAGAGTTCGAGCTGCAGGCGCACGGCTGAAAGGCTTTGGTGGAACCTCCAATCCAATCAAACTCCCTGAGCTGTTTCCTCGAATGGCGAAGATCCTGAATGGCGCATGTAGCAGATCGCTCACATCGATCGAGATCTGTCTTCTGATTGACGAAGCCGCCACCGTTGTTGTGGCCGGAAACATCCGCCGCAGCGCAGGCATGCGTCAATTTTCCAGCGATGACACGGCTGCTGCAGGAGCCAAAGACAATCTATGGCAACAGGACTCAGAGGGGAACTGGCGGATCGACCCCGCTCGGGATGCCCTGCGGATGGCCAATCACACCCGCGTCTTTCATAAAAAACCGGACTATCAAACCGTCCTGAAATCGATTCAGCAGCAATTTCAATCAGGTGAAGGTGCAATCCAATTTGCCCCTGAAGCAATCGCTCGATCCAATGCTGATCTGTTGTCCGATCGAACCAAGAAACTAAATTTTCTGAGCGCTTATCAGCAGTTTGGTCGTGATGATGCGGGCAAATACCTAAGGCGGTTGGCGGATGAGCGTGGACTTTCAATTGGCGCTGAGGAATTAGAGCACCGTCTCAGCCGGTATGGATTGAATCCATGCGGAGAAATCCTCGGAGCAGACTTTCACTGCAACTTGTCAGAGGTCCATCTCAATCAGATCGATCCTTCTGATATGGAGGCCCAGGACAAGGCGTTTCGCGCTGGTGCCCTGGCTGTGGCTGCACTGTTGCATCACCAGTTCAAGGAAGAGCGGTATCAAAAATCCCGTGAGATGGATCCCATCGTTGGGGTTTCATTCACTGGCCTGTTTGATTTCTTTGTGCATGCGTTTGGAACCGATTGGCTGCAGTGGTGGGCTGATGGTCGCCCTGAAGGAGCCCAGGCAAAAACATTTAAAAAGCTTGAGGCCGAATATCTAAATCGGTGGAAGTCAGTCGTGAAAATCACATTGACTGAATACTGCGAGCGGCATGGACTGAGGGTTCCCAACCGCTACACCACGGTTCAACCTGCTGGAACTAAGTCACTGTTGACCGGAGCATCGTCTGGTTGGCACCCTCCCAAAGCGGCTCGTTTTATCCGCCGAATCACCTTCCGCAAAAAAGATCCCGTCGCGCTGGCATGCATGGGGTACGGATATTCGGTTATTCCTGCGCAATCCGATAAGGACGAGCAAGGACGCCTGCTGGATAACCCCTATGACCCTAGATGTACTGAGTGGCTGGTTGAAATTCCAACCGAGGTCAGCTGGGCAAAATTGCCAGGTGCCGACACGATCGACATCAGCAAATTTTCAGTCAGGGCGCAGTTCGACTTTTACATGCAGGTTCAAAAGTTCTATACGACTCACAACACATCAGCCACTCTTGAATTTCGTGAAAACGAAATCGAGGATCTGGCTCAGTTGATTTTCGAGGGAATCGATATGAACAGGGGCTATATCTCTGCTGCATTATTGGCGCGGTTTGATTCGCATCAATCTTTCCCCCGTATGCCGTTTGAACCGATCGAGCGTGAGGAGTTCCTGCAGATGCAATCTGAAATTCATAGGCGAAGGGTCTCTGATGATTTTGATGCAGAGCTGAAGAAGTTTGATGGAGACACACTCGTAGAAGCTGGCCCTGCTCCCTGTGATTCTGATTACTGCCTCAGAAGCAGTGCAGAGGTGGAAGCAAAGCCGTTCTCTGAAACGAGCATGTTTGCCCCTATCTCTTAGTTATGGAGGTACTAGAGGGCCTTCAGCTTCTCTTTAAGGGGCAATCCAATGTGGCTGTCATGGCCAAAACATTGGACATGCCTCTTGAAACATTGCAAGAAGAATTTCGGCACTATGTAAAGGTCAACCCAATTGATCCTGATTTTTGGCAGGCGGATATTGATATCTGCTGGCCATTTCATACATAACCTTAAATCCTATGGATGCTCAAGAATTAGATAATTGGCGCAAAATAAAAGCCGCCTTACAGGCGGCGGGTAAAACAGACAACCACTTTTATAAAAGATCGGTGTCAATACTTTCCGGTGGGGGTGACTACATGAGCCCCCCACCATTGGACTATAAGGATCAATCAGCAGATTTATGAAGCGATAAGCTCCTTTCAATCGCTTCAAATCCACACATAAAAAAGCACAGCTGTTGAAGCAGCTGCACCAGTAAAAACGCAAAATTAAAATGTTGGAAGCTAACCAGCAGGGGACTTCCCCTGGCTCAGTCTATCAAGTATTTTAAAAAATGCCTGGGATCAACTGACCAGTGGTGGCATATGCACCAATAGCGGCAATAACACCTAGCATTGCCAAGCGTCCATTGAGTCTTTCTGCGTTTTCGTTGTGATACATGGGTTTGGTTAAATAAAGTGTTGGTTCTTTGGCCCAGATGTTGTCAGGCATATTTTAGACAGATAATTGGATTGATTTACAGGCGAGTTACTTGTACGGTTGCAACACCAGAAGCAGTCATACCGATTGCATCGGCTGCTCCTTTGCTCAGATCTAATTCACGTAATCCGATAAACGGTCCACGATCATTAATCCGAACCACAACACAACCGCGATAACAAACTTGAAGTCGTGTGCCGAAGGGCAGTGTTTTATGCGCTGCTGTTAAACCGTACTGGTTATAAACCTCGCCATTAGCTGTTAGACGACCATGAAATCCAGGTCCATACCAACTCGCTAAGACTGCGATGGAAGATAAAGTTGCTATCACTATTCTATTGTTTTCATTAATAAAGCCCTCATTGATGAGGGCGGTTGTTCGTTGGCTAATTAGTTATCAGCCAATTGATGGTGCAATCAAGGCCACAGGTGTGGCGCTAGACGTTGCCAGGTCGAGGGGGAAGTTGTGTGCATTCCGTTCGTGCATGACTTCCATCCCAAGGCCTGCTCTGTTAAGGATGTCTGCCCAGGTGCTGACGACGTGGCCTTCAGAAGACTGGATGGACTGGTTGAAGTTGAAGCCGTTCAAGTTGAAGGCCATGGTTGACACGCCAAGGGCGGTGAACCAGATGCCGACCACAGGCCAGGCTGCAAGGAAGAAGTGAAGGCTACGGCTGTTATTAAATGAAGCGTACTGAAAGATCAGTCGTCCGAAATAACCGTGGGCTGCAACGATGTTGTATGTTTCTTCTTCTTGACCAAACTTGTAGCCATAGTTCTGGCTTTCCGTTTCAGTAGTTTCCCGCACAAGTGAGGACGTAACAAGCGACCCGTGCATAGCGCTGAATAGCGACCCACCGAAAACTCCAGCAACACCGAGCATGTGGAACGGGTGCATGAGAATGTTATGTTCGGCCTGGAACACCAACATGTAGTTGAAGGTTCCTGAAATACCCAAAGGCATAGCATCGCTAAACGAGCCTTGACCAAAGGGGTAGACAAGAAATACTGCGGACGCCGCAGCCACAGGAGCACTGTATGCGACAAAGATCCAAGGACGCATCCCTAATCTATAAGAAAGTTCCCATTCTCGTCCCATATATGCAAAGATACCGATGAGAAAGTGGAATACAACGAGCTGAAATGGGCCTCCGTTGTACAGCCACTCATCGAGACTCGCCGCTTCCCAGATGGGATAGAAGTGAAGGCCGATGGCGTTGCTTGAGGGGACAACTGCGCCGGAGATGATGTTGTTTCCATACATAAGAGAACCAGCAACTGGCTCACGAATACCGTCAATATCGACGGGGGGTGCTGCAATAAATGCAACGATAAAGCAAGTTGTAGCGGCAAGAAGTGTAGGGATCATCAAGACACCGAACCAACCGACATAAAGACGGTTGTTGGTGCTTGTTGTCCATGCTGTAAAACTATCCCAGGAACTCTGATTCTGGGGAATTGATAATGTAGCTTGAGCCATTGAAAATAAAGACGATCTGATGGATTAGGTACTCAGCAGAAATGCTTACCAATACATACTACGTCAGGAAATCAATACATTTAACAACTAATCAGCGCAGAAAACGTCTTTTTGCTTGTGCCTTGAGGTCTGCTTTCTCGATCCACCTCATGTAATGAATTTCATGGATCTCAACGCTGTGACCCATCGACCTCGCCACCTCAGTCAAGGTCAGGTGCTCGAACTCTGGCTTGGTGTGAAATGCAGCGGCAAATGCATGCCGTAGGTCATAACACTGCGCACCATCTCTCCATAAAGCCAGGTGCCTGTTTCGAGCTAAATACGTAGACGCTCTGTTGCCAAGTTGCTTGCCGGTCATCCTGAGATCACAATCAGGTAAAACCGCATTCCTGAGGTTCCAACGATCAATCCAATCAGGACGCCTTGCGGACACGGTGCGCCACCCGGACTTTTTCCCCTTGACTTTTTTGGATGTCAGTTCGATAAAACCTTCTTCATCCGGCAGCCCATCAATACAGAACGGTTCATGCGGGCGTAAACCATAAGTCGCCATAAAGGCGAAAAATGCCTTCCATTTCGGATTTGGAATGCGATCAATAAATTGCTCGATGTGCGCATCAGACGGAATCTCTCTTGGATTCTTTGCTTGCGTACTGTCGTATTTAGATTCGGCTCTCATTTCTGCCATCCAGTCAGCTGGGAAACTGATCTTGCAGGCGATCTGGATTTGCCTGAGCGTTGTCATCCGCCTGACACGGTCTCGACTATTTCTGGGAGTGGCTTCGACCCACTTTTGCAATCTGATTGCTGTGACGGGGCCAGTGAATTGGGCTAGCTGCTTGATGTGCCGCTCGTAGTCCTGGGTGCGCCATTTGATTTCCAGCTTGTCCAAATAGACCTGCAGGGTCAGCGTCAAGGCGGTCCAGCCGCTGAAGTCTTTAGCCAAGGTCTGTTCCTCTTCAGCCGCCCTGAGAGAGGCCAAAGGCGCATCGGCCTTACATAGCTCTATGGCCAGCTTGAACAGGGTCTCAAGGGCATGGGGCGCGTCCCACCTAATGCCGGTAGATCGGGTTTTAGAGCCATCCTCAAACCCCTCGCGCAACGTGATCATGGCGTAAGGCGTCTGGTTCGTACATTTCACCTTGGCTTTGAAGCCCATCTTTTTCAGGCTTTCATTCAGTGGAAGCGTGTCAGGAGTGCTTTGTACTCTACTCATTGCTATACCGGGTGGGGTTGTGTCTTTTTTAGGATAGAAACCCCCTAAATGCAAGCGATCCCAGTCATACAAGCCAGTGGAAACAGGTCATAAGCCTGAGTGAGTCTCAAGTGAGTCTCAAAGCACTGGCACTAAAAAAGGGACTCCGACAAGCGAAATCCCTTCCAGCGCAGTTAGTTTGAAAGTGGAGCCAAGCGGATTCGAACCGCTGACCCCCTGCATGCCATGCGGCCTGTCATTGAATGAGACAGCCTGCAGCGCAGTGAGTTTTAAACCATGAGATTGCTGTTTATACCAGCGATCTATACCAGCTTTTTGGGAATCCGCCGTGTTTGGGGGGTTCAAAAACGACTCTATCGAAGGCCAGGCCATCGTCAAGAGCCACTGAAAACAGCCGCTATTATTAGTACACGTTGAGCCCACCAGGGCTGCACACAAGCCAACCAAGCAACGGGGGTTGGGTCATGGAGAGATCCCATGAACGTGCTTCAACTCGTCCGTCAGCAGGCCCAAAAGCAGCAAGCCCTAAGGGACGCTCAGATGGCCGCTACAAAGGGCGGATTCGTCTGTTTGACCTATAGGGGCCAGACATACCAGAAGGCCGCATAACTGACGCACAGGGCGTCAAAACACGGTTAGATGAGAGGAGTAAAAATCTCCTCAAATGTTCAGCACATACGCGGGTTGGGAAGACAAGGAAAACGCCCACCCGCTTTTTGGTGAAAACGATTTACTTGAAACAGAGCCCGCTGCAGAAGATCCAGCTCACTACAACAAAGGAATCTCACCATACGAAGTGGCCAAAACAATGTATGGGGCCGAGGGGTTACTAACATTCGTAACCATAAATTCGATAAAGTATATTCAACGCTACCCCCATAAATACAAAGGATCTCCTAACAAGCAACTCGACGATTTAATCAAGGCAAAAAGAAGCCTGGAGACCGCAATCGAGCTGCATAAAGAGATTCACGGGGAAAAATACATTAGACATGGGTGATTCAAAGGTCAGATATCTAAGGTTTCGATATACAGGAACTCTTGAAGATTTGACACAATTAAAAGACCACATAGAAGAATTTATGCGGGACCAGGGGTGGAAACGTGGCTTCTCTGAAATGGCACCCCTGGAATCCAATCCCAGCATCTATGCATGGGCCACCGGATGGAAGAGATTCAATGCCGCTGAGAGTCATCCTCCAGCTTCAGAATGACGACAATAAAGTATGTGATGGCCGCTAATAAAGCGAAAATCATGAAAGACACATCCCAAGGAAAGTCATTCATCGCTTGCCCTGGCCACGGTACAGTTTTCTCTTAGGGGAGCGTTTTGTTCGGCCTGTTGTTGTACGTTTGCGGCGTCCATTACCGATGCTGGTGCGCTTAGGCGGGCCACTAACAAACTGATCTTTAACGAGCATGTTTAAACCATATATTTAATGCAGCGGTCAAGCATTTCAAGGCGATCCTGATAGCCATTCCAACCACCGTTAATACGATAACAACAAGAATCAAAGCCTTCACTTAGACATACATCTAGAAGATTATTGTTCTTGATCCAAGATATAGCACTTGAGAACGGGTATTTTTCGGCTACATAGCTCGCACCCTTGCTAACAATTTTGGGGTCATCAATGCCTTCAGTATCTAAAAGCCATTCCTGAAACTTTTTATAGTTGTATTTTCCTGTAAGCTGCAAAAAGCCAGCACCTTTCCACAATTCACCCTCATCTGGACCATGGCCTAAGTCGGCTCTACCACGCAAATAGCGGCCATTGGAAATTTCTTTTGCGTAACGAAACGATCCACTTTCATGAAGCAAATTCGCCATCAACATGCGTGAGGCATCACGGTGATCTGAAAATCCCGTGACATCGAACAAGAACGCACAGTCGTGGCAAAAATCCGCGCTAAATCTGTTGGCTGGATAACCCGTCAGATTCTCGAAAAGTTGCGGCGTGAATTTCAACGAGACACCAGGCGTTGTGGTGCTGCGGTACATGCGAACCCAAGACGCGAAATCTGACATCAAGTCAGGATCCAGGGCCTGACACTCCTCTTGGAGCAGTTTCACCGCGTCTAAATGAAATTTATTTGATGGGTCGAAATACTTGAAAAAATCCAGCAGTTTGCCGGGTTCAAATCTTTGAGTCATTCTTATAAAAGCGGAATCGTTTTTGTATTGGACCCCCTAGCAGGCGTTGGGCTTCGGACCCATCTGGCTCATGCTCAATAAATTCAAAGTCAGGTGGGTGCTCTGGTTGAGCTGCTTTCCACTCAGATTCAGCTTGCGCCAATTTCAAGGGCAATAAAGCTAAAATTTTTTTTGCTTGAATTAGCCGACGAAGTTTTTCGAGCGGTGATCTGGAATCGAAACCCCAAATCATTCGCCCATCAGGAGGTCGATTTACTTTCCCTTACGTGAAGAAAGTAATGCGTTTAAAGCTGAAATTGCCAACTGCATAATGGAATTGGACTTAATCTTTTCATTCGGAATAGCTGCCAGCACTTCACTTACAGCAGCCAAGACAATCCAAAAAATAGGGCTCTCAATGATACCCATGATGACTAATTACTAAGATCGTTTTTATCATAGTTGATATGTGGACTAGTGGCACTAAACAGAATTCTGTCAAGCTTAGAATCCATCCTATCAATACGATCATCTAACCGTTCGAGCATTGTCATTAGATCTTGTTTAGAAACGAAGTCCTTGGCTAAAACAAGCTCGACCTTGTCAATACGGCGATCAAGTATTTGGACATGCTCTTGAATCTCATTATCCATTTTTTCAAATTTGCGGCCAAGAGTCAGCATTGTCGACAAACCGCCACCCATTATCCCAAGAACAAGACTAAGAGGAAGTACTGGTTCCACAAAACACAAAGCCCTTTCCTTTAATATAAACGATAAAATACATTAAACTAATAAGGAAGGCTGGCTTTTAAAAACAGTGATTGAGCCGGGAAATTACGACATCACAATTCATCAAGGCGCAACTTATAAACTGAATCTTCAGTACAAAAGTTCAGATGGATCAGGCGTAAATATGGCTGGGTATTCAGTAGCCTCCAAACTGGTAAACAGACTGAATACCGAAGCAGTCGGAACATTTACCGTTGTATGGTTGGATCAAGCCATAGGAAAATTTACGTTGAACTTGACAGCAACAGAAACTGCTCTGATTACTGATGAGGCTAAGTATGATGTACTTATAACCGAACCAGGCGGAGATAAGTATTACCTTCTACAGGGAAGAGCATTTCTAGATCCAGGCATTACAGGTATGTGATGAGTAATTCTATTATTCAAGTAAATTTAGTACAGTCAAATCTGCTAAAAGTCACTGAAGCTGATTGTGAAGTCTCGGTAGAACGACCGACAAATCCAGGTGTACTTGAAGTCATTGCTGCTGGTCCTCAGGGTATTCAAGGTACAGCAGGAGAAGGAATAACTGTGGAGGATTCAGGTAAAGTAGATGAAAGTCTTGTCTACTATTCAGCCACAACTGGAGAATTTAAAGCAGACGATACTTGGACAACAGCCACACTTGTACTCGGCGGCAATTTTTAAGACATGTCAAATACAATCCGCATCAAGAAGAGAGCTGCAGGCGGGGCATCAGGAAGTCCAAGTAGTCTTGCGCCGAGTGAATTAGCATTCTCCGAGGTTGATTCGACACTGTTCTACGGCTTCGGTGATGCAGGAGGGGGAGCGGCGTCAAGTGTCATAAGTATCGGAGGTTCGGGAGCATTTCTAAACCTGACTGGTACTCAAAGTATCAGTGGAAATAAGACATTCACAGGAACAGTAGACCTGAGTAGCGCAACGCTAAGTGGAAATACAACGTTCGGAAATAATTTAACGGTTTCAGGGAATTTAGTTGTAAACGGAACAACTACGACTGTTAATTCAGAAACAATTGATGTTTCTGATAAAAATATCACTCTGGGAAATGTTACAACACCGACAGATACGACAGCTGATGCTGGTGGAATTACACTGCTTGGTGCAACAGAAAAAACAATTAATTGGATCAACAGCACTGATTGTTGGACGAGTAGCGAGGACTTTGATCTTGTATCGGGTAAAGCCTATAAAATCAATGACACAACGGTTTTAAGCAGCACAACGTTAGGCTCTGGTGTAACAGGGTCATCTCTTACGTCTGTCGGAACACTGACCAGTGGAACATGGTCAGCCACAACAATTGGAACAAACCGAGGGGGAACAGGTCAGACAGGCTATAGCAACGGTCAACTTTTAATTGGTAACTCAAGCGGTTCGCTGAGTAAGGCGACGATTACCGCTGGCAGTAACATCACGGTCACAAATAGCAGCGGTGGAATAACCATCGCAGCTTCTGCCGGAGCGCCTAGTGGTGGCGACGGTATTGACGTTAGTGGCTCAACAATCAGCGCAGATCTGAAAGCCGATGGTGGCCTTGTTATTGAGTCAACCAAGATAGCCGTTGATCTTGGTGCGTCTGAAATCACCGGAACATTGGCAATTGCAGACGGAGGAACTGGCGCGACTACAGCTAGTGCTGCTAGAAGTGCTTTGGGTGCTCAAGCGTCTGACACTCAGTTGACCACATTGGCTGGCATGGCCGCATCCACAGCTACAAATCTTGCCGCATTAACAAGCACTGAAGTTGGGATTTTAGATGGTGCGACGGTTACAACCGCTGAGCTAAATAAGTTAGATGGAAACACGTCTGCAACTGCTACGACGTTAGCAACAACAGATCGTATGGTTATTAATGACAATGGTAGTATGGTTCAGGTTGCACTTAGTGACCTTGTTACATTTCTAGAAAATGGCTCCGTCAGTGGGTTTGAAATTGTAGGTGGAACTTTTTAATATATGAGCACAGTAATTAGGCACAAAAGAGGCACTAGCGATCCTGCTGCTGGTGATTTTTCAGAAACAGCTGAACTGCTTGTTAATACAACAGACGGCGGACTATTTACTAAAACAGACGGCGGATCTGTTGTTGAGATTGGCGCTGGCGGTGGTGGTGGTTTAGAAACTATTGAATCGGGCGATACGGCAGAGACGTTCAGGATCGGTACTGATGCGCTTAGTCAGCTCACAACATCAGGTAATCAATCTTTTGCAGCAGGCTATCAAGCTTTGCAGAACGCAACGACGGGAGCTTCTCGTAGTATCGCTATTGGATATAAAGCGTTAAATGCAACAACGTATGGTGATGATAACATTGCTTTTGGCGGCAACGCTCTTCTTTCCAACACTACTGGAGTATCCAACATTGCTATTGGGCTTGATGCTTGTAAAAATAACACGACCTCTTATTACAATATAGCTATAGGTAGACAAGCCTTAGAAAACAATACCACTGCTCATTACAATTTAGCCATAGGATACCGATCTCTCTTAGACAACACTACTGGAGGTAAAAACGGTGCTTTTGGGGCGAGTGCTTTGACAAACAATACTACTGGAGAATATAATAGTGCTCATGGATATGCTGCTTTGCAGAATAATACTACGGGAAGTCAAAACGTAGCTATGGGTGGTTTTTGCCTAAGCAATTCGACTACTGGCAGCTTTAATATAGGCATTGGTTATTATGCTCAAAGCAGTTCACCGACAGCAAGTTACGAAATCACTTTAGGAGGCACAAGTATTACCAAGTTTCGTGTTCCAGGCATAAACTTTATCCTTAAGGATAATGGTTCAACGCCATCAACAGGTCAAGTTCTGACTGCCGACAGTAGCGGTGAAGGTTACTGGGCTGATGCAGCTGCTAACACAACAATCAGCGGTAATACGATTTGGCACGCAGGAAACGATGGCTCTGGTTCAGGACTGGACGCTGATACTCTTGATGGACAGGAGGGTAATTATTACCTGGACTACAATAACCTCAACAATACACCTTCAATCCCTACGAATTACCTGCCATTAAGCGGAGGCACTTTAACCGGCACATTAACACTAGGGTCCAATACTATTAATGATGTTGAGGACATCTACCTAAGGGATAAAATTTATCATGATGGTGATACTGATACATATATCCAATTCCATGCCGCAAATCAATTCAGAGTTGTCACTGGCGGGGCAGAAAGATTTGAAGTTAATCAAGGAACCACCAAAGTAACTGGAAATATTAGCGTTTCTGGTACTGTCGATGGAAGGGACGTAGCTGCTGATGGAACTAAGTTAGATGGAATAGCATCTGGAGCAACTAATGTTACCAACAACAATCAACTTACTAACGGTGCTGGCTACATCACAAGTGCTGATGGAGGTAATGCAGACACTGTTGATGGTTTACAGGCCTCTAGTTTCTTAAGGTCTGATACTAGTGACACTGCAACAGGTGAGCTCACATTTAATGGTCGAGTCAATATCAGGGGACATCTAGACCTATCTGATGGAGAAAACCTAGACTTTGGAAGTAGTGATGATGTAAGAATTTCCTACAATTCTAATAATTGGTTATATACAAACTTCCGTACTAGTGAGGGCATTATCTTTCAAGACAATGGAAGCAACAAAATGCGTTTAGAAGATAGTGGAATCTTCCGACCTGAATCTAATAATACTGGAACAATAGGTACTAGCAGTTACTACTGGGATAATGGTTACTTCCAAGACTTCAACGTATCAGGCACAATAAATGTTAGAGGTGCTATTGATCTAGCAGATAATGACATACTTAGGCTTGGAAGTGGTGATGATGCAGAGTTTTTCTGTGATGGATCTCATTTTTACTTGGATCTAAATAGCGAAATTGGTAACTTCTACATTCGTGATGGTTCGACAACCCGTTTCACCTTTGATGATGATGGCAGTTTTACAGCTACAGGCAACGTAACTGCTTATTCAGACATCAATCTGAAGAAAAATATTGAAGTTATTCCTAACGCCCTTGATAAGGTGATGCAAATACGTGGGGTTACATTTGACCGTAAGGATATTGAAACTTCACGTCAGTCAGGTGTGATCGCTCAAGAAATTGAGAAGGTTCTTCCAGAAGTTGTTGATACCAATGAGGAAGGAATTAAATCAGTTGCTTATGGAAACCTTGTGGGATTGTTGATTGAGGCAATCAAAGAACAACAAGTTCAAATCAAAGAACTAAAAACATTAGTCAACCTGAAGTAAATTATGACTAACATCACATACAGCGTTCAAGAGTATGCCGCTGATGCAAAGACAGTTCAAGTAACCTATACGAATCCTGATAATGGATTTACACACGGTCGTACTATAAACATTCCACGTACAGAAGAAGATCTGATCAATGAGGAAGAGCTGAATTCAATCCTTGAGTCACAACTACTCGGTGTGCTTAATAAGATTTCAGTAGGTGTAATTACATTTACAGATCCGAATGCATCTGAAGCAGAAGAATCTGAAACCATAACATGACCTTACCAACCGGCACGATTTCACTGAGTCAGGTGAATGTCGAGTTATTGAAATCTGCTACTATTACGATTAGTTTAAACGATACTGATGTAAGAAGTCTTGCCGCAACTGGCGCTGCTGGCACGCCGACATATGTGGGTGGTACAAGTCAAGGGAATGATGATGATGATTTAACTTTAAGTGGGCTGCAATCTGGTGATTTAGTTCTATTTTTTAGTGCTTCAGATTATACAGACCGTGCTACGCCGACCCTTGAAGTTGAAGGACAGACCGGTAGTTGGACCGCTATTCCAGGCATAGGATTTCAACCTAATAATAATAATAGTCCTGATAGTTCCGCATTTTATATATTCTCCCAGGGGTCAGAAGTAACAGCGGGTAATCTGAATGTTGGTGTGCATGTGATGATTGCATTTAGAGGCGTTGATTCTAATAACGCTTTTAATGCTACTTCTGCGTCTTCAGGCGGTGAGGGAATGCCAGACCCACCAAATATAACTAGTCTAAGTAATGGATGTATGATCGTTGCGGCTGGTGTTCTTGATGATGACGCTATAGCAAGTTCAGTTACTGCTCCTAGTGGATATACTCTTGCTGTAGTAAAAGATCAAAACAATGCTAGTTGCACAGTCATGGCAGCATATAAAGCGCAAACAAGCGCAGGTGGTGAAAATCCAGGCGCATTCGGTGGAAATGGATCTGATCAACATAAAGCTGCAACTATCGCGTTAAAGGGGGGATCTGGCCTTACTATTAGTGGAAGTCAAATTAGTATGGATGATCTCAGAGGTTTAACAGGAGAGACACTATATTCCACTGACCTTGAAATATGGCTAGATGCAGGTAGTAGTGGTTCCTATTCTGGCTCCGGCACTACTTGGACAGATCTACAGAATGATTACGACGGAGAACTTAAAAACGGCGTAGGCTATAGCAGTAGTAATAATGGATATTTAACATTCGACGGATCTAATGATTACGTACTATTAGACGGCACAGATGGTATCAATGCTCCCATGAGCAAGGACATGACAATATCTGTATGGTTATATCGTACAAAGTCATATGCGTGGCAAGGTGTATTCACCAAAGATGTGGGTAGTAACAGACGATGGGGTTTATGGATATCAAATGGCAATAGATTTATGTTTGGCGCGGTTGGTTCTATTTGTACACAAGTAGTTATTCCTCTTCTACGTGGTACAACGTAGTATGTGTACAGGCAGCTAATTCATCTCGAAAAATATATGTGAATGGAACCTTAGCGGGTACACGGACTAGTTACTTCGGCACTGATAATTCTGGAAGTGAAGATTATCGCATTGGAGGCCCAACAGGTGAGAGTNNATATTTTGGAGGAAGAATATCTCACGCACTTTTATATGAAAATGAGGCGCTAACCTCATCGCAGGTAAACGATAATTTTGATGCTTTAAAGTCTAGATATGGCTACTAATTACTAAATCTTTCCAATAATGTCTAGACAGTACTTGATTATTCCCACCTCGGAAGTACATAAGGTAGATTTCTCTCAAATTTGCGAGACATCTGAAAATACAATAAGATTATCTGTTGATGGTCTCAAAACATTTGTGAAATGGGATCAAGATGAACCATCATTTATCGTCAATCTGAATGGAGCAGATGGACCTTACAATCATGCAGAAATACTTGAAATATTAGCCACTGATGTTTGGACTTTTCCAAGTGCCTATGAAGACGATCTAGTTGCCCAGTCGCCTAGTGACGAATCGCCTAGTGACGAATCAATATCTGTAAACACCCCAGACGACTAAGCTTCTGGATCTAGAGGCACCTCAGCTTCTGGATCTAGAGGCACCTCAGCTAGGACCGCACCTGGCTCTAAGGGCCAGGACACATCATGAGGGAACCCAGTGGATGATGGGATATCACGTAAGGATTGGCGATAATTAGCCCAGTCAGTTTTTTCAGATGGAGCCAAAGCTGAATCAGCAAGTTGAGTCCAGTCAGAATTGTTGAGCTTGGCAGAACGCAGGGCGCGGATACGTGATGCACTTTTGGCGTCGATGCGTTCTTTGTATGCAACTTCCTCTGCAGCATTCGCAAAAACAGGTCCAACAATGAACTTGGTGAACCAATTACCATCCACATTCTCCACACCATCAGGTGTGCTTACTTGATAAGGACCAGACACATTGGCACCAGCCCCGTTTAGTACAGGATCATAACCAAATGAATCTAAAATTTCCTCCGTAATTTGCTGAGGAAAACAAGTATTTGGATGCTCTACTTTAAATTCATTAATAGATAGCAGTTGACCTGAAGCACGATTTCTGATGTACATGATTAAGCAATAGCGAGAAATTGGACAGTAGCGCCAGAACTAATCTCACTACTACTATCAGTAGAACCACTCCGAGTCGCGATGAAGCCACTACTGTGGGGCTTCACGTTATTACTATTTGATTCCTCAGTAGTATAGTTCCACAGATCTGTTAAATCTGAACCAGTAGTGATTCCCTGAGCTGCAGTATTAACATAAAAGTGGGGAACGTAGGAACTAGTTGAGGAAGAAGAGGAATCTTTCAGCATTACGAAACGAGCGCCGTTAGTAAAACCACAATCAATAATCTGTTCAGTAAGAGAACTTGATGCTGTGTAAGTTCCTACTTTACAAATACCTGGCAAGGAAGCGAACAACATTGCTACATAAGTCAGACCAGAAAGATTTATGTAATGGCCAACAGAAAAGTTGCTTGCTGTAGGAGCTGAAGTCCATGGGGAACCAGATGTGGCGGGAACGCCCTGATCAAGCTTAAGGTAACTAGCAGTTCCTAAAGAATCAGTATAAACATACCAATTCCGTCCGAGATAAAACGATCCAGATCGTCTTTTTACAATCATCAATTCGGGAACAGCCTCTAAGTTATGGGGTTTTGTATAAGCGCTGGTGGTAGAAGTGCTTTCCCCAGTCCAAGTAACTACATCGTAGAAACCGGGAGCACGACTAAAGAAATGCGTGACACCAGTGTTAGTAGTAAATATATTTCGGGGGTTTGCTCCAAACTGATTATCAAAATATGTTGGGGCCGCAGAAGTAGAAATGTGACCAGTATATTCCATATAATCAGAATGAGTAGACAAAATAGCATCACCAGTCGAACGCTGTACGACCA